TTATTTGACTTTTCAATAGTTGATGTAGTTTACACAATTAACAGTCTACATTTACCTAGTTAGTATGCTCGCTTTCACTCTCGCTTCGCTTCGTTCAAGCTCTTAGCATAAGATTAGGTAAGCGACTGTAATCGGTGGTTTGTAATGATTAACTATCAAAATTTATGATAATATTATACCATGATTTTCAACAGAATGCAAGAACTGTTTTTCTTGGGTAGTCGAAAAATGGTGTTGGTGTAAGTTTCGATTGCAATAAAATATTTTATTCATTCGTGTTTGATTGTGCTATGAAAGGATATTCGACAGATGTTTTTCGTTAAGGACGAACTCTCATTGACAATTTCTTTTTCATAGCGAGTTGTTGTTCCTTTCGTTTGTCCAACTCTCGTGAACGCTTCCTGTAATTGTTCATTTGATTTCTTTTAGCATTGGGTTTTTCGTAGTATTCTTTCTCTCTGCAACGCTCTTTGATTTCTGCTCGTTGGCATTTTTTACGAAAAATTCTAAGTCCTTTCTCGAAAGACATACCTTTTAGATTAACGCTGGGCATCTGTCCTCCGATTGAATGTCCAACCTCTCTTTCGTAAGTAATAAACCTTAGAGATGATGGAATCTTCACTTCTGTCTAGTTTGCGAACGAGTTCATCAATCGGCATTACATTATAGTGCCGTTTCAGAAAGTCTAATTCCTCTGTTGTCCATTTATTCATAGGTATATTATACTCGTTTTTTGGGTAAAAGTCAAGAACTATTTTCACCTAAGTTGCGAAATGCTTTCATACTGAAGTTCTTATTCAGTTGATGTCCTGTGCTGTTCTCAAAATGATTCAGTAGATACTCTTTGAGAGTTGCTGAATCACAGTATGCACAGTCAACAATCTGAACTCCGTCATTCTCAGCGCAGTAAGCACCTTCGATTTTGTTCATGTAGTCAATGATTCTGTCCTGCCAAGAACGACCATTTCGGTCAAGTCCTCTGCCTCCAAAGTTGAAGTTATACTGGTTAGTAGCAGAGATTTTATACTCATACTGCTTTCCATCAGAATCTTCGCCATCTGCACCTTTGTCTCCATCAACTAGAGTGTGGTCGAGATAGTGTGCAAGTGCTAACTCTCCAATGCCTCCCTTAGTAAGTTCTACTCCTGCAGGAAGTTCCTCATATACTCTGGTCAATAATTCGATTGCTCTTTGATATTTCATACATATATTATAACAAGAATAATAATTGGAGTCAAGTATTATTTTCAGCAATGGTATAATTTTACCTTGACTTTTGGTTATAAAGTTGCTATAATATGTATATGAATGAAAATGACATAAGCTATATAATCTTTCTAATCATGTGTGTAGGATGTGCATACATAGTTGGAAAGCAAATTGGAATACGAGGCACGATAGACTATTTGGAAGAAGAAGGACTACTTACTTTCGATGACTCTGAAAAATAGTTCTTGACACCGAGTTAAAAATTTGATATAATTATTTTGTAAGTGATAGGTTTCACTTGCGTATTGGTGCATCTACCGAAAGGAGATGTGAATATTTACTGAAAAGGAATTATGGAGATAAAAAATGAGTATAGATTTAAGTAAATTTTGGCTTGGATTGGATATGCCTAACCTCCCGACATATACGGAGAGTAGCTATCCTAGATATAACTTAATAGCTGGACAAGACGATTATCGAATAGAAATCGCAGTGCCAGGTTGGAAGAAGGAAGAATTGGAGATAGTCTTTGATAATAAAGAACTTCAAATCAAGGGTAAAAAGGAACACAAACTAGGTGATGATGAATCCTTCGTTCATCAAGGTCTTAGTCTAAAATCTTTTGAACGAAGATTTATTCTGAACGCCGACCTATTAGTAGATGAGGTAAGTCTACAAGACGGATTACTGACAATCAACTTATCACGAACTCCAGATTCTAAGAGGAAAATCTTGGAGATAAATTAAAATGAAAGCAATCGCTTTAAAAGTTCGTGATACAATATGTGAGAATGGAGAGTTCTGTGAAGCTGTAAGCCAAATCTGTTTAATGAGTTTTGGTGCAAGTATCATAGGTATAAACTTATCCTATCTTGTGTAGACTGTCAACGATATGGGGGAGTATAAGCTCCCCCAATTTTGGAGAAACAATGAACATATCACAAAATGGATTAGAACTAATAAAACACTTTGAAGGGTGTGAACTAGAGGCATACAAGTGTGCAGCTGGAGTATGGACTATTGGATATGGTCATATCAAAACAGCAGAAGAAGGAATGGTAATAAGCCAGTCATATGCTGACGAACTCCTAGAAGGAGAGATAGTAGAGTATGAAGACTATGTAAATACAGCTGTCACAGCACCACTATCACAAGACCAATTTGACGCTCTAGTCAGTTGGACATTCAATCTAGGCAACGGAAACCTCAACGCTTCAACTATGTTGAAAGTGCTAAATCGAGGAGAATACGAAGAAGTGCCAAACCAAATGAAAAGATGGAATAAAGCAGGAGGCAAAGTTCTTGAAGGACTTATTCGCCGTAGAGAAGCAGAGGCTAACTTGTTCGAGGGAAAGGAATGGATGTAAAAGAACTTTGGTTGAAAATACAGCGTTATTTCTCGCCAAGATATAAGTTGACTGTTAGTTATAATCACACATGGGGAGACGCTGACGATGCAACTTACATAGTTCGTAAATTTTTCAAAAAACAAGATAAATACTTAAAGTTCCAAAACGAGGACAAGGACATCGTAGAGATACGAGGGGCAGAAGGTCTCAACTATAGGATAGAACAGTTATGATAGAGAAACTCAAACTTAAACACATGAAGTTCATAAACGATATAAAAGTAAAATATGAACTAAGTTTATACCAAATGTATTGGATATGCTTTGGTAAAGGATTAATTATTGGAGGATTGCTATGCATCAGTTTTATTTAGCATTAATCTTAATTCTTGGTGGTATGTCTTACTACTTATGGAATGAGAACACAACCTTAGTAGCAAACAATGCAAAGTTGGAAGGAGCTGTCCAACTACAAGAAGAAACAATAAGCTCACTACAAAATGATTTTGCAAAACAAACAAAAGCATTAACCAGTTTACAGAGTAAGAATAACGAGATAGAATTAGAAATGAATCGTTATTTAGATATATTTAAAAGGCACAACTTAACAAAGTTAGCCGCAGCAAAGCCTGGGTTGATAGAGTCCAGAGCTAACAAAGCAACGAAAGAGGTATTTGATGGAATTGAACAAGATAGCCGTGACATCGATGCTGCTGATGATAGTCTCATCGTGCAGCCTGTTACCAACGAAGACATTAGAGGTTAGTGCCAAGCCTATAGAAAGGCAGATAGCACAACCAGTTCTCCCACGAGAGATTGATTTAAAAGAGCCATATTGGTATGTGGTTAGTGATAAAAATTTAGAAGAGTTTCTGGCAAGAGTAGAAAAAGAGCAAGGACAAGTAGTATTCTTTGCTATGAGTGTGCCAGACTATGAGTTAATGGCATACAACACACAAGAGTTGAAACGATACATTCGTGAACTCAAAGAAGTAGTAATATACTATCGTGAAGTAACAACCAATGAAACAGATACAGATTAGAGAACACCAGATAATACAAAGACTAGATTTAATGGCAGAGGACTTTCTAGCATTACCTCACAGGTGGATGCACCATCCAATGCCAAAGACATCAGCAGAAGACCTTAGAGAGTGCATGAACGATACAAACCACAATGGGTATCCAAAGAAAAGCAACAACATAGATTATGCTGGTAGAGCAGTAAGTAAGAACTTCAAAGAAAGAACTTCTGCTTTTCTAGGTTCAGTAAAACAATTAACTGATAATAAGTCATGGTATTGGGATAGTATGATATTCCAAGTTCCAGCAACAGGTTGGACAGCATGGCACAATGGAGGCGAAAGACCGAGACACTTCATTAGATTCATACACAATAGTGGAGTTGGATTTACCAATTACATTAAAGACGGCAAGAGAATAAAAATAGAAGATAATCACCACCCAGAAACTACTAAGAACTGGACTTGTATTGCAGGATATTTAGATGGCAATACTACATGGATGAGTGATAGAAACTTAGGCGACCACCCAAGAGTGATATTCGACCTATCAATAGACGGAAAATATCATGATTCTGCAAGTCAGTTTGCAGAGTTCATAGAAACTATCCATGTTTAGAAATTTATGGACAATGCTCATGTGGAAGAGAGACATGGAGCAACAATCAAAATGGTTCGATAAAAACGAACCAGCACAGGCACGATTCGAAGAAAACGAAGAGTGGTTGGAAGAATTAGAGGATAGAATAATAAAGTTAGAAAACGATTCTCACCCACCAAAAGACTTATGTGAATTTGATTCATATGACGATTTTGTTAATAACATCAAACAAATGATAAAAGATGAACTTAATACTCAGTCAGGACAAAAATAATCTTACAGACCTATGTGGACACATAGAAAACTTCCTGTCTGACGCAGAGATTGAGGACTTTTATTCCCACCAAACAAAAGAATTCAAACCAGCAATAACTAGATACAGAGGATTAGACAAGTCTATAAGAGACTGTGATAAACTTAGTGGAGCAACTATACCCAAGTGGTTAGGCGAAAAGCTCTGGGAAGCGATTTGTATGTATAATGACAGAACATACCAGTTTGACTTATATCCTATTGATTCAGAACATCATGAGTTCAACATAGTAAGATACAAAGAGAAAGGACAATTTTTCACAGCACACAGAGATTGCAGACCAAATTTAGAACATATTTTTCATAGAAGGTCAATGAGAAAAGTAAGTATTAGTGTGCAACTAACAGATAAATATACAGGTGGAGAGCTAGAAGTAGCAGAGTCTTTCAGACAGAAGGACATACTCGGAGGAGAACAGACACCCCCAAGAGAATTTAGACACAAATTTAAGACAATGACAAAGAAAGGCAGTTTGACAATATTTACATCATTTCATATGCACGAAAGCAAACCACTAAAGTCAGGATTGAGAGATGTATTAGTATGTTTTATACGAGGAGAAAGTAAAGTATGGTAGCCCAAAGTATAGTAGATTTAGCACATGAAGTCACAGAGTGGATGGACGGACAAAGAGATAAGCAATTCCCATTCTGCGATTCCTATTTGATGTGGCACTACTTTCAACCACAGTATCATATAGAAACATACAACTGTACTTTCCCATACTGGAGAAAGCATGGCAATACCATTATGGAAGACATTTCAACCACAGGTATATTTAAGGAACAAATAGAAAGGATATTAGTAGTAAAAGGAACAAGCAAGGGTATTATGCTACCACTAATGCCACAAAGAAAAAGACAACAGTGCTTTGTAATCAAGGGAGATATTGATTTTCTGCTATGTAAAGATGAAAGAACACTCCTACAAACACTAGAGGTCAATGATTATAAACTATTTCCATGGAAGAGTAGAGAAATAGACTACCGACTAGTAAGGGAAGGTGATTCAATATCAGTTGGAAATCTATGGAACTTCAATGGGCATTTGAAAGAAGGAGATATATTAGTTCATGTCACACACTATGATGAATGAAGAAAACTGGGAGATAACCCCACAATTTAAGAGAGATAACTGGGACAACGGACCGATTCGCTTATTCATTGGAACAAGTGAGAACTTTGATAGACACCCTGAACAAGTTTATCTATACAGTATATTTAAGAATACAAACCACCCAGTAGAAGTTACATTTCTAAGACCTAGTATGTTTCCTGACTGGACAAGGCAAGGATGGGGAACACCATTTACTTGTTTTAGATATGCCATACCAGAGATGTGTAATTTCAAAGGAAGAGCATTGTATACAGATTGTGATATGATAAACTTCAGAGACCTACATCATTTATGGAGAACAGATTTGAAGGGCAAACCTTTTGGAATGGTTTGGGATAGTTTACAAATGAACTCAGACAAGTTCAAAGGAACTGAGTATGCAAGAGGCTGGTGGTGTGATAGTGTTATGTTGATAGATTGTGAGAAAGCAAAAGACTACATACACCCTATAAAAGAACAAGCAAAGTGGCCTAAGACTTACAAGTGGGATTTCATGGCAGGTATAGGCTCACCTTACAGAGAAAAGAGTGAACATTTAGTGCAAGAACTAGATGCAAGATGGAACTCTTTTGATGGTGCAGATACAGCATATCCATACAAACCACCATACCCTAGAGACAGTAAAGTACAACTTCGACTAGATGAAATATGGCAAGTACATTTGACAGCACTTAGTTATCAACCTTGGCATCCAAAGTACTCTCCTCATGCGAAAGCCAGTCATAAAAGACAAGACATAATGGAGGTATACTGGAAGTACAGTAGAGAACTGAAGACACTAGAGAGATTAAATGAAGTTTGAGGATTTAATACATCCTATCGGGGTTGATGAGTTTCATCTGAAATACAAGGGGAAGAAACATTTTTACATCAAACGGAAAGACAATCCGTTTGCAAAACATTTTAGTTGGGAAGAACTAGATAACTATCTCAATCAGATAAATATTGGAAGTTGGGATAGAACACCACAACTACAGGTAGTGTTGCCTGATGGTAAGAAGTGGTGTAAAAAGAAAGATTCGATTAAGAAAACACGCACAGAGCTTTGGAATCTGTGGAACAATGGAAGTAGTTTCATACTCACGCTAAGTGAGTTCTTGAACGAAACCATGTGGAAGCAATGTCAAGAGTTTGAAAAGCACTACGGTGTTGGTCAAGCAAACATCTACTGCAGTAAGCAGGAAGATGCTAAGTGCTTTCCTATTCACGCAGATTCTACTGACAACTTCTTATTCCATGTATCAGGTAAAATACGCTGGTATATTTATGAGGAGTTTGCAGAGAAAGGGGGTCGCTGGGAAGATGCTACTTTGGAAGAAGTGGTAGATTTAGATGATGGCGACCTGTTGTATATACCGAGAGGTAAATACCATAGAGTTGATACTCTAAGCCCACGAATATCAATTAGCTTTCACTTTCAAGAAAGGAGTGAGGGTAATCCATATTACAGGAGGAATTGGTATAACTGGAAACCATAGGAGATACTATGGCAGAAGGAACGGATAATTCTAGAAATGAAGTTGAAATAGACTTGGATAAGTATATGGCACTTATTGAGAAACTCGATAAGTCAGAAGATACTATCAAAGAAATGAAGATGGAAGCTGAAGCTGCAAAGAAAAGGCTTGCACCTCCTAAAAGAAAGTTTATGGATTTGTTTTTAGATGACAACGATGTTAATGAGAAAGCTATAATAGGTTTTATCTCATTCTTTATGCTTATTGTTTTTGCTGGGTGCGACTTAATCACAGCGTTCTGGGGACAGGACTTAGTAATTAGCGACACCATATTCACATCTCTCGTAGTGATTACACTCGGAGCATTTGGAATCAGTGAAGCAGGAAGAGCATTTGGAAAGTGATAAAAGCAAAACTATTTAAAGATTTCGATTTAATAGAACATGGTTATGTGCCACAAATGGTGCACACCACGGATATATTCTGTCCTGTTTCTCATAGAAAGGAACAGGACGGATATGCCGAACTGAAAGCAGATGTATTAGAGAGTGGGATGAAACACCCAGTAATTCTAATACCAAACACAGAGGAAAACTATGACTTAGCAATTCGTCAGGTAAATCCTGACTGGATTGTGAAACATGATAAACTCACAAAGTATTTATGTATGTATGGTAATCAAAGATTAGACATATACAAGGACGCTTCCTTCAGTTACATATGGAGTGTGATAACTGAAAATGTGGAGTGGTCACATGCTGTATTCCTAGAACTAAAAAATAGTTCTTGACACGAATAAAAAATTTCTGTATAATATACATATGAATGAAAATACAACAAACAAAAAAACTTGTCAAGTGTGGAACGCTGAGACCAAGTCCTTTGAGACATGGTATTGGGATGACTGCGAGTTTTGTGGCAAAATGGTAGACTACAAGACAGGCGAGTGTAACGAATACAAGTGCTGGAGATAACATGAATTTATTTTACCTAGACGAAGATATGGATAAGTGCGCTGAGTACCATGTGGATAAACACATAGTCAAGATGCCACTGGAAGCTGCACAACTGTTGTGCACAGCTATCTGGGTAGACCATGTGCTTGGCTTTGTCCCCCGCGCTTTGGACAAAGAAGAAAGTAAAATCCTCAACGAGGAGAAAGCGAAAATCAAAGACTTACCACTAGAAGAAAGACCTTTGACACCATACTTACCAATGATGTACAACCATCCTTGCACTATATGGACTAGGTCATCTCTTGACAACTTTGAATGGACTCATTGTTATGCAAATGCACTAAATGACGAGTATCATTATCGTTATGGTAAGCAACACAAGTCGGTAGTAGAAGTAGTAAACAAACTGCCCGAGCCAAAGAACATGCCTCGTTTGGGGCAGACACCTTTTGGTATGGCTATGCCAGATGAGTTGAAAGACGAAGATGATGTAGTGGGCAGTTATCGACTATACTATCACACAGACAAGGCGACATTCGCCAAGTGGTCACACCGAGACAAACCCCAGTGGTGGGATGAAGGTCTCGCATGGTATGACCAACGGATAACAAGATGATTAAAGTAACCAGTGGTAAATACACATTTACCTTTGATGACGGAACAACAGAAGAAGAACAGCAAGAAGCAATCAAAAGACATCTAGCGAAAGCAAGATGGTTTAGACCGATTGTTATGCACAAAAAAGATGGCAACATTGTACATCTAGGAAATGGAGTAAGAAAACATGGCAAAAGACATACCTCTTGATACCTTATTAGGTATAACTAAAGAGCCAGTAGAAACTATGGCTCATGCTGATATGATTCGTGTGAATCTAAACAGGCAAAGAGAAACCACAGAGCAAGAGATTGCTTTGTTAGAAGGTCAATTAAATTCAAAGAAAGAATACCTTGCGAAGATAGAGGGTGGACTTGATGTGCTTGATGAACTTCAAAAATGATTGTTATCAAAGACGATTTTTATCCTAACCCAGACGAGGTCAGGGCAAGTGCCTTATCTATGTTTTTTAGACCAGGGCGCAGGGAACGAAAAACTATGTTCCCAGGTCGTCGCACTAAGTCGTCCTTCAGTAATGAGAACTTCATTTACTGTCGTAATCAATGGGAGAATATGCTAAATGCAAAAATGCAGTATTTTCCTAGAGGTAATAGTAATACAGCTTTTACATTGTCAGAGCATGATGATGCAAATTGGAACTGGGTTCACCATGACTGTTCAGGATTCTTAGAGAATACTAGCAAAGACATGAAGGGTCAGGCGTATGCAGCAGTTGTATATCTAAGTCCTAATGCAGATGTTCAGAAAGGCACAGGATTGTTTCAGTCTATAAAGACAGGCAAAGTGCACAAGAATGACGAACTAAGCAAAGGCAAAGGTATGTTCAAACAAATGTGGAAAGAGGACGGAGAGTTCTTAATGCACACTTATGTTGGGAACATTTATAACAGATGTGTTTTATACCCTGCACACTATTGGCATGCACCATTTTGTGCTGGATATGGACACGACAAAGCTACTGGACGATTAGTTCAGGTTGGCTTTTTTACGATAAATAAGAAATGAGTGAGTATAACAGCGATAAATTTAACGAACATCAAGTATTAGAAATGCTTGAAGAATACATAATGTCTACCTATGGTAAGCATTACAGTATGAATAAGATACAATCTACTGAGTTCATATTCGATGCAGGACATGGCGAAGGTTTCTGTTTAGGAAACATCATCAAGTATGCACAGAGATATGGCAAGAAAGATGGCAGGAATATTGCTGACTTACTCAAAATATTACACTACGGAATTATTTTACTAGGGGTACAAATTGAGAACGAAGAAACACGAGAATCTTACACAAGCAAATATAAGCAAGGTAATTGAATACCTAAACCCTAAAGATGGTAGTAAGCCTATCACTAAAAAAGAAGCATGTAGTATACTTAACATAGCTTACAACACAACAAGATTAGGCAATATCATTGCAGAGTTTGAAGAAATGCAAGAGTTCCGTGCAAGAAGAAAAGCACAGAACAGAGGCAAGGCTGCAACACCAGCAGAGATAAAAGATACAGTAAAGATGTATCTTGAAGGAGACAATGTAAGTGAGATAGCGAAGTCGCTATATAGGTCTCCTGCATTTATCAAATCAATAATTGATAAGATAGGAGTGCCACAGAAGTTGGCACACACAGATTACGAAGGCAGACGAAATGCCATGCTACCAGAACAATGTGTAGCAGAAAGTTTCGAACCGAAAGAAAAGATATGGGCAATCAGACAGAACTATCCTGCAATAGTGCAGAGAGAGTTGCAACCTGAAGTTGCCGAGCAGAGAGGATTCAAAGTGTATTTAGTGTATACCATTGAAGCAACACAAGATGACCTCGCAAATACATTCTTCCCATACTTAGAGTATGCAGGTAAGTATCATTGCCTCGCAGCTTATGATATGGGCAGTTTAAGACATTTACAAGAGTATATGTAAAAAAGGAAAACAAATGGACGCACTAGTATTAGTGTCGGCATTTTGGATAGCTGGAGTAGGAATGGCAATATACCAACTCTACATTCCAGCAGTGCAGATAATAGGAAGAATAGATAAGAATAATTTAGGATATAGGTATGCTTGGTTAGGCGGGATTGTTTTCGCCTTATTTTCAGCTATATGCCTACCTTTTCTTATTCATATCATCTTGCTGGATAAGTATCAGGAAAGATTCCTGAGAGCTTTTATTCCAGCGTATATGGGAGATAAATAATGTATAGAGGAAATGCATACTACGAAGCATTAAAATTAAAGTACTTAGCTGAAATTGCAGAAGCAGAGGCAGTATTAGGTACATACTTTAAGGACTCAGTAGGTATCGGAGAACATTCCGAGTTACTACCCGAGTTTGACAAATGGATAGCCGTGTTAGTCAAGGCTAAAGCTAAACTGAAAGCATTGGAGGGCTTAGTGTAATGCACGACATACAGCAATGCACACAAAAACTTATTGCATTAATTGATGCAGTAGAAAGGATTGATAAAGATAACAAACAGTCCTTACCTTGGAAACTAGATAACGCCAAGGAGTTGGCAAGAGAACTAAAGAATGAATCAAAGTTTATTTCTAACTTACGATAAACAAAGTATCGGAGTTATAAGAAACCCCTATGAACGAGTGGTCGCTCTGTATATGCAGAGCTTAGATTATGTAGGACTGGATAATTGGTTACACAAGTGTCCACCCGAACAACAAGTAGTTCTATATAAGGACTGCGACCACTTAGTTCGTTTCGAAGCATGGGAAGATGAATTGAAATTTCATAACCTCCATCCAAAAGATACATCAATTTTAAAGGATGAGGAGATAGTACCAATGTGGAATAGGTGGTATACACTTAAGACTAAAACTTTAGTTTACAGACTATATAGGGAAGATATTACAACTTACGGTTATAGCTTCTAAAATATAGTTCTTGACACATGGTTAAAATTCCGTTATAATATATCTATATTATGGAAATAAGCTAATGAGTGACAGATTTTATACGCAACAGCTAGAGGCAACAGGTTGGTGTCCTGGCTACCGTAACACTCTAACTCTTAGTGAATTTGAACAAAAATTTGGTAAAATTAGGAGAAAAAGAATGGCTTGGACAGATGAAGCTAAAGCTCAGGCAGTAGAGATGTATACTGCAGAAGAACCAACTCCAGACAATAGTATGGAAGTTGTAAAGATGATTGCTGAAGAATTAGGCGAGAGCCCAAATGGTGTCAGAATGATTCTTACTAAAGCTGGTGTATATGTAAAGAAAACTCCAGCTGCAAAAAGCAGTGGTGGAACTGGCGGTGGCAGAGTAAATGTCGCAGCTGCTCAAGACGAGTTAGTGAAAGCTATCTCAGACATGGGTAAGGAAGCCGATACTGCAATCATAAGCAAGCTAACAGGTAAAGCTGCTATGTATTTTGCAACACTAATTAACGAACTTAACGATTAATTACCCCTGAATCTTGGGGTGGGCAACCACCCTGAGTATTTTTTTACCTAACAGAAAGACCTCGCAAGAACCTTACCATTGATAGGACGCTAATAGATATTAACCACCTACAAGGAAAGAATGAAAAAGGACGATTTTGTTAGAAAACTAGACGATGCAGGTGATGCAATCGTCACCTACAGAAGTCAAAACAGTCGTAGACTGAAATATAATGTCTGCACTAGAGACTTCGACAATAAATATATACAATCGAAAAAGAATCGAGCTAAACCAAACAATAGACAAGTTCTATTATTCTGCTGGGATACTGATTCTTATAGATTACTACAACCTGACAATGTAACTTCTATCGTGCCTTTGGCAGCTATACTAAAAAATGATAGAATTACATAACGAAACACCTGTATATGAAAAGGTTATTCATTATAATGTAGACAAGAATGAAAAAGTCTATGTTATGATTAATAACTTTCGTGGTACAGAGTATCTACACATAAGGAAGTATTATCAAGATTTTGATGAAGAATGGAAACCCACGAGGGAAGGCATTGCCATACCTATTGATTTGGAAAACACCAGAGAACTCTTTGACGCATTAGTTGAGATTCTCTCCATTTCGGAAGTCAAAGGAGTATTAGAAACTCATTTCAAAGAAGTACTCGATAAGATTTATCCGTAGCACCAAAAAATAATACTTGACACGAACCCAAAAATTCTGTATAATATACTTATGAATAAAACAGAATACCTAGAATATTGTAATCAGATGTATGCAAAAGGTACTCCAGTAGTATCTGACGAAGTATACGACCGACTTGTCGAAAATACTGAACTTGAAAATCAAGTTGGGTATATCGAAGTTGGAGAGCAAAGATTCAAACACCCCTTCCCAATGTATTCCCTACAAAAAGTCTTTGTGGGCGAGGATTCAGAACCAAAATGGGACATCAACCAAACGAAGATAATGACTGCCAAGTTGGACGGCGCAGCTGTGTCTATTACATACATGGATGGCGAACTTCACCAAGCACTCACTCGTGGAGATGGAAAAGCGGGTCTAGATATTACTGATAAAATGAGATTCATAGTACCAAGATACATTAACATAAAAGGGTTAGCACAGATTACTGGAGAAGTAGTCGCACCAAAGACTATACCGAACGCAAGAAACTACGCATCTGGTGCATTGAATTTGAAAGATATAGAAGAATTTAAATCTCGGGATTTGACTTTTATCGCATACGCAGTACAGCCAACTATTACTGATAGCTGGGTTGCTGATATGAAGATAGTGTCAGATTCAGGGATTGAACCTGTCACATCAAGTGATTACAGCATGTTCCCTCAGGACGGTAAAGTGGTAAGAGTCGACTCTAATAATTATTTTGAATCGTTAGGCTACACCTCACACCACCCTAGAGGAAGCTTCGCTCTAAAAACAAGACAGGCTGGAGTAGTTACTCGACTCTTAGATGTTGAATGGAATGTCGGGAAGTCAGGTGCTGTTTCACCAGTAGCAATACTGGAGCCCTGTGTAATCGGTGAGGCGACAGTTAGTAGGGCAACCCTACATAACATGGCGTACATTGAAGCATTAGAACTAGAAATTGGTTGTGATGTGGAAGTAATACGAAGTGGTGAGATAATACCAAGAATAGTAAGACGAGTATGAAGATAGATGATTTCAGAGGAATGGGCAATCCTAGACGAAATGGTTTAGGTTTTATATGGCTCATGTATGGCGAGGATAGATATAACTTCTATCATCCAGAGCTATTGCCTATCGGAGTACAACAGTATCACAATCACAGATACAGTTTTGTTTCTACGATTCTCAAAGGTAAGTTCTGTAATAGACGAGCAGAGTTAGTCGATGGCGATAAAGAGCTGTGGGCTATAGACTGCGTTGGCGGAGATAGTAAACTACAAGGTGGACAGTCTGTAAAGATACAAGATGGAATCGGATTATTTGAAGGAGAAATCGAGTATCTAAACGAAGGCGACAGCTACTATATGAATCAAAAAGAATATCATATAGCATGGGCAGAGACACCAGCCATTACATACCTAGAACAGATGGGTGATTCCATACAAGGTCTAGGAGTTTATGGTAAGTATGACTATCATCATTGTCCTATTGCAGATTACAAAGCACCCCATAGTTTATGTTGGGAAATAATTGAGGATGTAATAAACCATGACAAAGTATGCTAAGAAAGAGCTGGAGAACAGCAAGAGGATTTACAAGTCTGCTACACCAAAACAGACTGTTGATTGGTATATTAAGTGGACTGCTAGTATTGTTCTGCTTACAGCTATGGTTGTTAGGTCAGCAGGACTATCAAACACTCTTGATACAATATTATCGTTTATTGGCTGTCTAGGATGG